TAAATTATAAAATAATAAATTATGGCAATACATAAACCTTACGACCGTCACTTCGTTTCAACAGGTGCGGTGAAGACTGAAGGAGGTTCGTTGAATTTGGCTCTCGGACAATTGGGTGTGTTTAAGGTAAATACTAAACATAACGCACAAGGTTTAGAGGCTTTATCCAACTTCAAAAACCTCTCTAAGAAAGAAAAAGTTGAAATTAAAGTTGGTAACAATACAAACGTTGTATCTTCTACTCACCCGTTTGAGATTGGTAAGATTAAAGGTTTGCGTGTTTCAGCTCCTCAAAAAACAGAACAAACTGTAGATGAGGTTATTATAGGTTACAACGGACTTGATGAATCTACATCAATTACTTTCGGTGTAGGTGAGTTTAAAGAAATCAATCTTCGTCTTTCAGGCGAGAAAGTTGGTTTACTTGGTTATCCTGAGGGATTTGTAAACTTGACTATTCCTTTGGACACAAAACGTTGTTCTTACTACGCTAAAGATAAATGTAATGGTAACTGCGACGAGTGCGCTCCTGTAAATCCACTTCCAGTATTGCTGGCAGGTTTCCAACGTTTCTTAAACACTCCGTTGAAAGGCGGTGTTAAGGTTACTGACCTTATTGAGTATGACTTAATTAAGAAATGTTCAGGTGCTGCTACAGCGTTGAATAAAGTGGAACATAAATTCTACGAATTATCAATTGTAGATTCAGGTACTCTTGAAGCTCTTTCTGCAGTACAATCTCAATATCCTAACGAGAAAGTTGTTCGTAAATCACGTAAAGGTAACACTACTACTTATGAGATGGTTCGTCCAACTGCAGGTGTAACCGCTCTTGCTAAATTCAAACGTGGAGCGGATAGCTTTATTAAAGACTGCGAGGCGTGTGTTGCAGGTTGGACTGCTGTAGAAGGTGGTTTCCTTTACACCGTACAAATTGCAGAAGAAGCAAAGAGTCATATTGAAGGAATAGATGACACACCTAATGTGGGTGTTGTAGCAGATTCAGTAGTTGCAGGTGGTGCTACAACTGAAGGTCTTTTCTCTTACACTTTCCTTGCTTATAAAGAACTTGCTAAAGATAAGATAGAAGCGTTTTTAACTGCTAAAAAAGACAAATCAGTTGTGTTAACGCTTGTAGGTAAAGTTTCTTCTGTTTGTAAACCAGGTGCTGCAACTGAATTTGATTGGACTGAAAAAGCTACTTGCAACGCTATTTTACAAGAATATATACTTGACTTACCTGATACCAAATGTGGTGCAGACCGCTTAGATGAGTTGAAAGCTCACTATGGTACTAACGAAATCACTAAAGGTATAACAGGTGGTTGTCAATCACGTTATCACATCAAAGTTCTTTCAAATGTACTTTGTGATAAAGAGTGCGACCCTAACACGTTCTTTGACGTTTACAAAACCGAAGCTCCTATCCCTTACGAAGGACGCACTTGGATTTTGAAAGAAGAACTTAGCTATGGTACTGAATGTAAAGCAGGTCTTCGCATAAGAGGTAAGAAATTCTCAATTCATCCTTCAGAAAACTTCCGCAACCAAATTGCGTTCACTGAAAGTTCTGTAGGTGTTGAAATCTCAGGCGGTTGGTCTAACGACATTCCAGAATTAGCATTCGACCATCGTTCTACTCCATTCCACGTAGAATATGTTAGTCGTAAAGCACCTCGCACTCACGTAGGTGGTAATATGTGGGAATTTGAAAGAATGGGACGTACTTACTTCACTGGTCGTGAAGAACATGAAGACCCAATCTCACGTTTCTTGTTAGGTGAACAATCATTGTTGCCTGCAGACACACAAGTTGTAGATTACGCTCTTCTTGTAGAACGTGAAATCTTCTCACAAGGTTTCAGTCAGAAATATAATGAGAACACTGAGTTCCACATTTTAGTTCCGATTGGAAAACATAAAGAAGTTGAAAAATTGTTGAATTTGTTGGTTTCTGCAAACGGTATTGAACCCGTTCGCGCTCTTGCTGAGTAAGTAAGAGATTAAAGTTAAGGGAGGGTTAGCACTCTCCCTTTTCTTTCTTATATCAACTTAAACATAATAAATATGACAGATTTACAATTTGTTAAGTTCTACGACAAACTCAATTGTTTGAGTAAAGGACTTAAAAACATATCTGAAGATATTGGTTCTCTACCAGGAGGTGGCGGAGGCGGTGGTGGTCAGAATTACAATAGTAAGTTGGACGCTATCAAAACTAATCTTGACGACATTAAAGATAACTCTAATGAGACGATTAATGAGTTGAAAAAGATAACTACTGCTGTAAACCAATCCTCTCAAAAATCAAACGAAATAAAGACCTCTAATGACGCCTTAAAGGTAAAATTAGAAGAACTTATAGAGTTACATAAAGAGACCAACACTTCACTTACTACTATTGGGAATGGAATAACAGAAGTTCGAGTAAAAGCTAAAGAAAACACCGACGCCATTGTAAACAAGTTAGGCGAAGTTGTGAATAAATTAACTCAACTACTTGCCAAGTTCCCATAAATTTATTAACTTTGCATTTGAAATGACAATACAAATTTCTTTGATAGGTGAATATTTTTCTAAAATGTTCTATGCCAAAAATGGTGCATTGAGTTTATTCTCAGCACTATTCAGTTCTATTAGTGTTACTGAATTATTTTCAACTTTTAAAGTTTCAGATAAGGCACACATAATGTTACCTTTAACCGTTGAAGCTATGTTTATTTTCTTGTTTATGTTGTTTACTACAGCTGATATGATAACAGGAATATATGCTTCCAAGAAGGTAAATAAACAACGCAGTAATCCACTTCCGAAAGTGGTGCAGTCATTTAAATTGTGGCGCACAGGTTGGAAGTTCTTCTCTGTAACAATGGTAACCGTTGCACTTACGTTTTTAGCGATTGTTGCGGAGCTTGCAGGTTCAGGTTGGATTTACACAGCGTTTTTATGGGTAACTATTTGGTTTTGGGTTATTGTGATAGGCTTTGAGTGGAAATCTATAGGAGAGAATATAGAACGCGCTTCAGGTGATAAACCAAGCATATTTAAATTTTGGGATAAACTTTTAAACGTTTTACAGGTTGCAGGTTTAAGACGTGTATCCAAAACTATTGCAGGTGAAGACGTGAACATAGAAGAAGAAAAAGAAGAACAGCCTGCAGACGAAGAAGTCGTAAAAGAGTAGAGAAAGATGAGTAAATTTAAAAGAATAGTATTAGATTTTGGTCACGGAGGTTTGGACAAAAATGGTAAATATACCACAGACCCTAAGATAGGTAAATTACACAAGTTTCCAAACGGAGACATTGCTTACGAAGGTGTTATTAATAGATGGCTTGGAGAAGCTGTCGTAAATGAGTTGCGAAAACAGCTCCCTAATCTTGAACGTGTGATGACTGTTCATTACACCGACCCGACTGACCTTCCTCTTGACAAACGAGTTGCTAAAGCTAACAACTTTAATCCTGAAGAAACGTTTTTTGTATCTATACATTGCAATGCTGCGAATACTAAAGCTCGCGGTTTTGAAATCTACACAACTAAAGGTCAGACCATTTCTGACGTATTAGGAGAATGTATTGCTAACGAAGTGGAGATTTTATATAAACAACTTGGATTGACTTTCCGTAAGGATTTGTCTGATGGAGATAAAGATAAGGAAGCTAACTTCTACGTTTTACAGAAAACAAGATGTGCAGCTGTTCTTTTGGAAACATTATTCTTCGATAACGAGGAAGATTACAAAATCCTTCGAAACCCTATATTTCAGGAGAAATTTGCTACGGCAGTCGTTAAAGGTATTAAAACTTTTGTGGAAAAATAGTTCAAAACATTATACACGGATTATGATTTTATTTTAAGACTCTTTGTGTTTTTCACAGAGGGTCTTTTTTATTGTAAATTTTCAGATGACTTATTTGTTTTATTGACAATTATTTACTATATTTGCAAAATGAAAACTAATTAGTTACCTATGGAACGAGTTATAAGATTAAGAAAATTTGGAAATGGTGATATAGTTAACGGTAATGGTGACGGAGACGGAAAACCTAAAAAGAAAAGTTCTCGACCTCTACCTACCCCTACACCTCCTCCCGCACGTAAGAGTAATTACGGAATGTATACAAGAAGTTATTACGACTTGTCTAACGAAGAGAAGAAACAAGCTGCAGCAAATGCGATGGGAGTGACAGGTGTTAGCGACGAGGCTGTGAACGACGGCAGTGTGTTTGACTTACAAGGTGTCAAAGAAACTATGAACTTGGAAAAACCACCTATGATTAACTTAGGGAAAATGGGTAGTGTAGGTTACGCTGCTACAGAATTTAATCCACTTACAGGTAAATGGATTATCTACAACACACCTAAGTTTGGTTATGACCAAAGTACATTCCGAGATATGGTTATGAAAAATATTGGCAACGCAGACGTCAATACGTATGAGATAAAATATGGTCATAAACCTAAAATGGCTAAAGGAGGTTTGTTCACCGACGCCGATATAGCTCAAATAAAAGAATTAAGTAAAGTATTTCAGAGCCTTTATAATAAATAATAGTTAATGAAGAGAGTTATAAAATTAAGGAAATTTGCTAATGGAGATGTTATAGACACTAAATCTAAAACGTCTCTACCTAAATCTGTGAGTTCTTCTCTCACAAGTGGTCAAGTTGGCGAAAACGAAAACCTTTATAATGAACTTAGTCCGCTTTCAGCGGAGGAAATGCGATTACTCTCTAATCTTGCAGGTTATTACGCCAATGGAGGTACTACACCTTACGAGTTGCTTAATCCTCGTTATGTTTATCAAAATCCTAATCACGGAAATCTTTTAGGTATAGCACCTGACAATGTTCCTAACGAGAATATGTCTGTAGGTTTGAATCCTGACGGAACTATCCCTACAACTCAACCTTCTTTGAAAGGTATTGGAATACAAAATCAACCTATACCCAATTATAACGAAGGGTATTCGGGAACTCCTTCGGATTATTTCAACGGACAGATAATTCAAGGCGGAGGTAGTTATTCTCAGTACAATGAAGAAGGTGACCCTACCACCATTTGGAAAAATACGGAGGAAGCTGACTACAACAAAATGGTAGATGAACAGGGTGAGAACAAAACCAATCCTTACGATGTTATAGGCGCGGGTTTATCAATCGCAGGTGCTGATATTGATACAGACGGAGCGTTGTTTAAACTTGGACAATCTTTGAATTTTAATGCGGATAAGTTTACTCCTGAATATAAAAATGTTGCTCGTGTGGGTAATGTTGCTCGTTTTGCAGGTGCGTTAGGTAAAACAATATTGGCGGGTGCAAGAAATATAAACGCAGGCGCAGGTTACCAAAATAGATTACAAAACTTTAAAGAGTGGAATGACGCTAAAGAAGCAGAACGCGCAAAAGGTCATTATCAAGTAGTTGAAGATGGAGGTATTATACAATTTTTAGCTAATGGAGGTAGAATTGAGGATATAATAACCCCTGAAATGTTGATGTCAGGTAATTACACAACAGGTGTTAAAGTGGGGCAACCTGCTAACGCTGAAGTTGAGAATGGTGAATATTTACAACACCCTGACGGCGCAGTTCAACAAGTAGTTGGTAAATCTCACGAAAACGGAGGTGAAGCGATGATGTTAGAACCTGGTACTAAGGTGGTTTCGGACAACTTGAAATTAGGTAAAGAGTTATCCAAAGACATCAATGCTACGTTTGACCTTAAAACAAAAGCTAACGACACTTACGCGAAAGCGATAGATAAGTTTAAAAAGAAGAATGGTTTTGATAAGTTAGAAGACGAAGAAGAGGATTTGTTGAAACGTGCTGAGAAGAATGAGAAGGTTTCAAGTGCTACAACAAAATCTTTAAATAAAGAACATCTTTCTAAGCAGTTTAAAGAGCTTGAAGAAGAAAAGGCTTCTGCTCAAGAAATGTTATCTCAATTCACAGATTTCATATTCCAAGCTCAACAACAAGCTAAAGGTGAGTATGACCAAATGAGTAAAGGAATGTCTCCTGAAGCAGCAATGCCTACAGAGGAAGAGTTACAGATGTTACAGCGACAAAATGCAGCTCAACAAGGTGAAGAAGCTGTACAAGCTGAAGCAGATATGCAACAACAGCAACAGCAAGCAGGTGAGGTTATGTCTAATGGAGGATTATTTGAAGACCCTCGTTTTCTAAATCTTGTAAAGCAGTCAGGTTTGTCTCCTGAAAGAGCCTCTCAATTGTATCAAACTTACCACAATGGAGGTTACGCAGGTCTTGAGAAGTTCGCCGATGGTGGTAAACCGAAACGTGAAACTAAGAATTTGAGAGAGGACGCAGACTTCATTCTCGAGATGACTAAAAAAGACCCCGAGTTCGCAAAAGAGTTTGCTACATTCTTCAAATATATGCGTTTAAATCCTTACGCGCTTATTGAACGTGATACACAACATTACAACAAAAATTCTAATTTGTACGGAGGTATCGAAGATACAGCTGACGCACGAATGAATTGGTTGTATGATAAGAACGAAGACTTGTTAGATTTTTATGAAACCGACAAGAATGGTAAAAGACGAGTTAAGAAAGGTAAAGAAGGGGAGTATCAAAAGAAATACGCTGAACTTTCAGATAAATGGGTAAATCGTTTAGTTAAGAAAGGTCTTTGGACAGAGAAACAAGCTCAGATGTTTAAAGACTACATTGCCTATCACGACGCAAAAGACACCGCTCGTGGTTTCGATAGTAAAGTGGGTGATTTTACCTCTTCTCGTTCATTCTTAGGTGTTCCTATCTTCAAGACAGAAGAAGAGCGTAAAGCGGCTGAAGGAGCGGGAATTTTTACTTTAAAACAATTCCGCAAGGCTTGGGAAAAAGATAAAGACAAACTTATAAAGTTGGGAATTAGTGAAGAGTCTTTCAACAATGCTAAAACAGAGTTGGAAGAGAATGGCGATTTGGATATGGGAATGTATTCGTTAGAACCGCAAGACCCACCTCAAGAGCCAAAAGAAACTCCTGAAGAGCCTGAAGAGCCTAAAGAGACACCTGTTCCTGCAAAACCTGAAGAGCCTGCGAGACGTAGAGGTGAAGAAGGTGTGTTTGATTGGTTGCTATTCCCTGACCAAACTCCAATACCACCAGACGGAGTAGTTCCTCACTTGATGGTTGATAGGACTTACGAAAGATTAGACCCTGTTAGAGTGAGTTATGAACCACAAATGGTTGAAGGTCAAAGACAATTAGCGCAATTACAAGATAGTGTTGCAAGTCTTCCTGAAACAGCTCGTGCTGCAGTTCTTGCTAACGCAATGGCTTCAACTCAACAAAATCTAAATAATGCTATAGGACAAGTTCAACTTGCAAATCAACAAAACGAAATGCAAACTGAGCAGTTCAATATTGGACAATCTAATATGGAAGAGAACGCGAGAGCACAAGATTTGTTGAATTTTGAACAACGTCAATTAATGGCATACGAGAATACACTCAGGGATTACAATGATTGGTTTGAGAAGGTTCAAAATAATTATATGAATGAGTACCAAACTCGTTTAAGAATGCAACAAATCAATCAGCTTACTGATAACTTTAAAACTGATATGTTTGGTAGAACTCGTGAAATTGATACAGGTGAGAAATTCTCAAACAATTCATTTGCTTTAAATTACGAGCGTTTAGCTGCAGAGATGATGAAGCAACAAAGTGAAGCCGAGTTAGCTAAAGCTAAAGCTAAAGCAAAAGCTGCAGAGGTGGAACACAAGAACAACGAAGCCATAGTTAGTGGCGCAATCGGTAAATACACAAAAAGATAAGTAAATGGCAAGTGCGTACGGACATAGAAGAGAATATAGAGAATGGGTAAATCCATACGATGTTCAGCTTACTGCTCAGGTTCAAGCGTATCGTCAGCAAAATCACGACGCTAACTTTGAGAAAATACAAAGTTTAATTGACCAATATGGCGCGATGGACTTATATAAAGACGAGGATAAGATGTACCTTTATTCTCGTCTTCAAACCATTACAGATGAGTTGAATAGAAAAGGAACTATGAAGTTGGATTCCAAAGGTGTTGAACGTGAGTTGGAAGGTCTTGTTAGAAATTCAATAGATGATAAAGTACTGACAGCTTTTCAAATGACACAACAAGCTCGTAAAACACTTAGCGATATAGCGGAAGCTAAGAAGTTGGGTTCTAAGGGTGGTTACTCTGAGGTCAACGAAATGGAGGCTTTAGAACCTATTCAGGCGTGGGCAAAAGATGGTCAGGTGGGTTCTACTTTTGTAAATAGAGGTTATACAAAATATGTAGATTATAAAAAAGAGTTGGGAGAAAAGCTGACAGAGTTGTACAAGGATTCCGAAAGAACTTTTGATGTACCTACCGAAGATGGACGATACAAACGTACTACGGTTAAAGGTATGTCTGAAAGCGAGATAAACTTGTATGCGTCCTCAATGATGAGTGATGAAGCTAAAAGGCAGCAACAATTGGACGCTAAATGGCGAGTTTATAAGCAAAGTTCTCCTGACCAAATACAAAGTAGTTTCAATCAGTCTATTGACAACTCAATTTTAGAGTTTCAATCCCAATTAAATAATGAGAAGGATAAAAATTCTGATAATGCTGTGTATTTGAAAAGTCAAATAAGTAATTTAAACCAACTGAAAAGTAAGTACGGACTTTCAAGTGCTGACGATGAAGAGACTAAAACGCAAAAAAGCATAGCACAAGCAAATTACTTGCAACATAACGCGGATATAAGTGGTTTTCAACACGCTTTCGGACAAAGAGCGATTAAAGAAATCTACGAGACAGACCAAGCATATTGGAATAGAGCGAGAATGGAGTTTGACAGAGAACAGAAGGCGTTGGATAGAAATTTGAAGATTGACGAAATAAACGCAGGTTTGTTTAAGGAAGGTTTGAAGTATGATGCTAAAACGAGAACAATTTTAAATGCTGACGGAAGCGACCCTACGTATGGTGACCCTGGTTTAAAAGGTATCGCTAAAAAGACAGCTCTTGATGCTAATGACCAAGCAAATGCGGTGGACTTTTTCCAAAATAGATTATCAAATCTTATTAATGAATCGTCTTCTACGGTCAATGAACTTATAGGGAAGTTACCTCCAAACTTGAAAACCGCGTTCAACAATTATATGAAGAACAACCCTGAATCAAACGAATATGTGAAGAAGAGAGTGTCTTTGGAGGCTGTTATAAAAAACAATATGACAGACGAAGATTTGAAAGCATTCGCACCTATATTGCAGAAAATGGACGATAACAAACAACGTTTGAATGATTGGTGGAATAAAGACAGAGAGGTTGTGAAAAACGCTGCTGAGGATGTGAATGCAATAATTGCTTCTAAGATTTCAGGATATGATAAGATGACGGAAGCTCAAAAAGCAAGAGCATTGTCAAGCAGAATAACTAACATCTTAACTACAAATAAAAATAGTTTAAGCTCCGTCAATAAAAAAGCGTTAATTCATAGTCTTATGAGTCAGGGAGGTCGTGTTAAAGTTGATGAAGCTGATTTTGCAAAAATAACATCTCAGGGAGCAACAATATCACGGTCTGAATGGATGAGAATAGGTAATAAATATCCAGAGTTAGGGAAGCTATTTAACAATTTTGGATATTTAGGGAGAAATGTTTACGGAGAAGATGGTAAGACCTTAACACACAAGGTTGTAGACTTCATATATAGTGGAAGTGCGAATAAAGATGGAACTGACTATTTGACCTCACAAGGACTTAAAAATTACTCACAAGAACGCCTTTCCAACTTGTACTATCAAGGTGGTGCTACCAGTTTCACAATGCCTACATTGTTTGATAAGCAAAAACAATCAAGTCCTACTTGGACATTTGTATCAAGTTTTATCAACGGAGAACTTAATACGCAAGGTAAAGTTTATAGGAATGGAGAACTTGTAGATATGGGTAATGGTAAAGAGGGTAATGCTGTTAGAGACCGATTGCTTAAAGCCGTTGGAAATAGTGGTGCAACCATTACTATGAACAAGGAAGGTAAGTTTATTGTACAACTTGATGGTTATGAACTCGTAGGAGATATGACAACTGCATACGAATACGCTTCACGTCCTGAAAATGCAGGTTTCGCACAAGCTGTCCTTATCAACGCTGACTCTAAAAGTGGAGGAGTTGAACCTCGTTTGGATATAAATTCCACTTCCAATGTTAGAGGTGCGAAAGATTTTCGAAAAGAACCTTACTATACAAATCAGGCAGGGAACGTACTTAGACAAACTTTTGGTGAAAAGTTACTTGAAGGTGGTGAAACTTACAAGAGAGAACTTAAAGGTTTTGTAGTTTCAGCTGCACCTACTCTACAAGCAATGAATGTGGACGCTAAAAAAATGTATGACGCAATAGACACTTTTGTAGATAAAGGTATGATGGGTCAAGTGTTTGTTAGCACAGCACCTGCAGACGCAAACGGCAATAAAGTTGTTTTGTATGGATTGAAAAATGGAAACGACGCTATTGTTCGTCAAACAACACTTAATGGTATGTCAGAAGATATGTATAATGCGCTGAGAGCTTCTGTGAGACAAGCTCCTCAAGTTTTAGCTTATCAAGTAGCTGAAGAGACACTTAAAACGCAAGATGGTATTCAGGATTTCGTAAAATATCTAAAAGGTTTAGGTGTAGATGTTACTCTTAAAAGATAAATTCAACATTTTCAATATATTATAAATGAATATTCATAATGATTTAGCGCAGATGAAAGCCAACCCTACAGATTTGGGGATTTACGATTCTGCAGTCAATGGTACAGATAAACTTTATAAATCGTTCGATTTACCTTCACCACCCGCCGCCGTGCTACCCGAACCAAAGTCGGTAGATTTCGGGTCGGCTGCGGCTGTTAGTCCTAATGTTGCAAACATAATTCAAGGACTTAGAAATTCGAGCAACAAGCCGTCACAACCTCAAGGTTTGATGAGTACTATGCCGAGTAGCTCCAAACCTCAAAGTGCATTATTTCAAATACCAAAAAACATAATTACCGTCGACACTTTGTCAGATATGACCTATAAAAATTTGTTAGGTGATACAAAGTTGAAGTACGATTCTTACGAGGTAGGTAGAGATAACGAAGAACTTCAAGCTCAAAAACAAACACGTTTAGAGAAGTGGGGTAAAGGTGTAACTGCTATGGTGGGAAAATCTTTAGTTCACGCTATTGGAGGAACTGTTGGCTTAGCTGTAGGTATAGGTGAGTGGATTAGACAGGGTAATTTCAACGCTTTTTACAATAATGATTTTGCTAAATCATTAGATGATTTAAATAAGTCAATAGACGATTCGCTTGCCATATATAAAACCCAAGAGGAAAAGAATATGAACTTTTTGGAGCAAATGACTACTGCTTCTTTTTGGGCAAAAGATTTTACAGACGCAGGTGCTTTCGTTTTAGGTGCTGTTATTGTAGGTAAGGGTACAGGGTTATTAACAAGAGGACTTCCAAAAGCGGCTATGAGAGCTTCGTTTGGCAGCTCTGCTCGTACTATTCAAGCTGCAAGGAATGCAACTACTGCAGCTGAGAGCGCGAGATTGATGTCCACTATAAAATCCCCTATTAAAAGATTACTTCATTCAGCTTTAAACGGAGGCAGTGAGTTGAGAGGTGGTTTAGTAGGTGCTTATCAAAATGCAGCCAATGTAGGTCGTGTCGTGAAAGGTTTGAATACTTTCGGGCAAGTTACAATGGCGGCTACTTATGAAGCAGGTGTTGAATCGCGTCAGGCTTTGGAAAGTATGCGTGATAACTATCTGAAAATGTACAGAGAACATTATGGACACGAACCTTCTTCTGAAGAAATGGCGACTTTTATGGAAGACGCTGTTACAAAATCCAATATGGTGTTTATGGCTAACGTACCTCTTGTTGCAATAGGTAACTATGCAACGGTTGGACGTATATTAGGTTGGCAAACACCTAAGTTTTTATCAAGAATAGGTGATAGAATAAACCCTCTGCGATGGGGAGAGAGAACTGCTCTTGCGGGAGTTTCGCGTACAGCAACAGGGTTTGCTTTTGAAGCTCCTAAAGGTTTTGCAAAATACGGCAAGAAATTCTACAGTTTAATGTCAGCTCCAATAAAAGAAGGTCTTGTTGAGGAAGGTGGTCAGAACTTTGTATCTACCTTTGCTGAGAATTATATGAAGGCTAAATATGACCCTGACGCTACGGCAGAAAACCTTTCGTTTATGAAGGAAATGGGAGACGCTTTATTGCAAGCCTATGGAACTAAAGATGGTTGGAAAGAGATAGGTATGGGTATGCTTATTGGTTTCTTAGGTAATAGTACAGGTAGAGTTGCTCAATCAGCGAGACAAGGTAAAGGCTTTATGAGTTCTGTAGGTTCTTTCTTTGGTACAGAATACGGAGATGAGTTAAGAAGGGGTAGAGAATTTGTCGATAGTCACAATGCTTTAATTGACGCTCAAAATGAGGCAGGTGAAGGTTGGTTGTCTACACAACAAACAGACGCATTTAACAGATTAGGAGTTGTTAATCAGCAACGTGTTGCCGACGGCAAAGCAGAACTTTCTAAAGATGAGCGTGAAAAGCAAATGATATACCGAGCAAACCAAATGGCTCAATATCGTTTAGCGCGTCAGTACGGAATGGAGGATTTTATTGGCGAACAAATGTTAGCGCAAATAGACGCCCTTACCACTGAAGATATGAACGCTTCAGGTATTCGTGAAGATAAACATCAAGAATACAAAGACTTCTTAAAAGAGCAAGTAACACGACAATTGGAGATTGATGAACAGGCTTCAACTATTGCTGAAAATCTACACGAGAATTTGATGAGTCAAGCTCAACTTGAAAGTTTTGCTAAGTTAGGTGTTAGCTATGAAGACCTTGTGACAATGACAGCTCAGGAGATAGCTATGGGTTATGATGCTGTAGAGCGAGTTCAAGACCAAGCTAAAGAACTTGAAAAACTATTAGGTGTTGAGGGTGCGGGTTCAGCAATAATGCTTAGACAACGAATTAGCAAAACAAAAGCCAAGCAGGTAGAAGAGCGAAACAAACTTCAGAATGAGAGAAATGAACTTGCTAAAAGACAGCAAGAGCTTGAAAACGTGTTAGTTAATGAGCGTAAGAGAACTCTTACTCAGTCAAGTGATATAGCTAATAACGCTGAAAAGAAGAATGAGAAATTAAATAGTGTTTTAAGTGAAATAACCGAAAACGAGCAAAAACTTAGAGAGATAGACAATCGAATAGAAGCTATCAATCACAGACAAGTTAAGTTAGAAGGAATAGATGCTGACGCGCTTTTAGGTGGTATCACTAAAGGTCTTGAATTTTGGGGAGACGGGATAGCTGCTTCAGAGACTGAATTGGACGCTTCATTCCAGAAACTACAACAGCTTGACGATTTAGTTAAAGGAGTGAGAGAAGAGTTGCGTGACCCTAATACTTCGGAAGACAGAAAACGTGAGTTAGAAGAATGGTTAGACAAATATTCACATTTAGTTGCCAACATTCGTCAAGACGTTGCTGCGTATCAAACATTACATAGAAACTTTACAGAAAGAACAAGTCCTCGTTATGCTTTTTCTCGTTTCAGCAGAGAATTTAGTAAGAAAAACAGAGACAAGGAAGTAGAGATAGATAAGGATGCTTCAGATTATTTCAAAGAGAAATGGCAAGAGGTAGAAAAGATTATCGAAAACTCTGAATTGTCCGCTTATCAGGAATATCAATTCCGTGCCAATGCTAAGATATATTTCAAACAGCGAGAACTACACTTGTTTGACAACAACGCTCTTTCAGCAGCTATTGCAGAAAACGATGAAGTTATAACAGACGCTATGTGGGAGCAAGTTCAAAATGGTGTAGATGTACCAGGACTTAAAGAGAACATAGCCGATAAGTTAAATTCAAATGTAAATCTTTCTTTAAGAGAGCGAGAAGTTTACGCTAAGTTTAAAAAGGAAATAGATGGAATTGTTGAAAATCTGCAGTTGGAACAAGGTGATAGTATGAGTTACGGATTTAGTAACGGACAACAAACTAACACTGAAGTACGTAGAGACAAACCGTTTTTAGAAGCTCTTAAAGAAGTTATAGACAGCTTCATAGCAACCAACAATCGTTTGTCAAGAGACATAGTCTCTAATGTTGAAAAACCTACAAAAGAAGACTACGAACGTTTCAGAGATTTACACAAGAAGAAAACAGGTCGCGACGAGAAAGGTAAGATGACCAATAAGAAAACTCGTGAGAAATTAATACAGGAGTTTGCAGAGAATGAAGACGAGTATGAAGCACTGAAAGAAAAGATAAACAATTGGGGAGTTGTTTCTGGAACTATTGCCAATGGCGTTCGTTTATCAGACCTTATTGAATTATATGAAGAGTTAAGTGCTGAAGAACAACAAACCCCTCAAAATAGAGTTACACAGACAGAAGTTTCCTTAGACGACTTATTAAGTGAGAATGAAAGTGAAGCTGAGTGGCAAGGAAACAAGAGAGGTCGTAGGTTTGACATTGCCCAAGTTTACGACTTAGCAATGGTTTCGAAAGATAAAGACGGAAACTTTGTGTTACATCATTATGGTGTTGATAACCTTATAGAAGATGTACAACAGCAATATCCTGATAGCAATATTAGAGTTGTGGGAGTTGAACATATTTCAGGTAACAAACCTATTTACCAACCCGATAAGATTTCAACTTATTCAGCAGTAGAGTTTCAGATAGAGAATGAGGACGGTTCTGTAACTCAATTTGAGGTAAAAATAGATGCTCAAAACAACTTAGTCTTTCCTGAAGATGTTGCTGAACATTTAGGTTCTTTAAGATTAATGCAGATACATTCTATATCTCGTAACTACCAACCTTTATACAGAGAAAACGAAGACGGGACATTTGAACAAGTTCGTTCTTCATTCTCAGGAGGAATAGACACGCAAGCTACTAAGGAAGTTCAAAAAGGAGACGTTTTAAACGCCGAAATAGACCTAAACGACCCTTACACTAAGAGTTTAGTAGATAATTATAAAAAAGCTCTTGCTGAAGCCAAAGGAGATGGTAGAAACGCCGCAGTTAAGGAAGCTAAAAAAGCGTTAGAGGATAAAATGGTAATCCGACTTGTAGATAGTAAAGGTCGAGTTGTTTCTGTAATGAAATCAAATGCTAATAGTCAAGACTTACAAGAATCTGCTACTGCTCCCGCGATGATAAAGTATCGTAAGAACGCTGTAGCTGAAGTTGTAAAAGCTATTTCAGAAAACTCCGATGTGCAACTTGTTAGATTGGGTAAAAAAGGAAGTGTTTCCGTTGAAAATGTTATGTTAGGTGTTCCGAATGTGCGAGTTTCTCGTAACGAAGACGGAGACGTGGTTGTGGTTTCGAAGACATTGAGCGAACAAGATAAAGGTAAGATTGTAGATGTTGGTTATATGTTAGACGGACATATTCATTCTAAAAATGGAACTACAATCACTGCAGGGCATAACTTACTAAATCAATACAAAAAAGATAAGCACAAAGGAAATAGAATACCTCTTGTTTTCATTCGAGAAAACGGACAAGTTGTGGCTTATCCTGCACACTTACAAAGTAAAGGTAATCTTGAAGAGCAGTTCGATGAAATTGTTGCAAACAACGACCCTACGCAAGCTGCAATTAAGCTCAACAAGTTGATGTACGACAATGGAATTTCAACACAATTATTTGGATTGACACCTAATATGATTGTTGAGAACTCTCCTGAGTTTCAGAGCGCGAGACAGCAAGCCGCCAATCACAATCTCTATTCTGACCCTGAAATGTGGGTAACTGATGACGTAACAATGGAAGACGTTCTAAGTCAGGACATTGAAGTGAATTTAGATATGCAAGGTGACGCTTTCGCAGCTCCCAAATTGCAGATAAATTACGGAAACAGCAATGAGGTTGTTAATGAAGATGATGTTGAATTAGATGACAAAAGTGGTACAACCGCTGACAATTTGTCACCTCTTCCTTCTAATCCTAATTCGCAAGTAGAAAGTAAAGGTCGAAAAACACATAAAGATAAGGACGGAAATGTGTACGAGGATTATTATAAAGGTGTAGATAAAACTTTTACGTTTAAAGGTGAAAACTACAAAGTAGTTCGTTCTATAATAGACGGAGATAAATCTTTATTAATGTTGTTGAACACTAAGAGCGGCGAAGTTATAACTGAAGCTGACATAATGAAAAGTCATTCTATGACAACTGCTGTAAATAAGTGGGTTAGAGACAATGTTGGTAAGAAAGAGCCTTCACCTATAATAACAATGGGAGAAAGTATCCCTATAAATAAAAAAGCTGAAAAAGTGGAAGACAAACCTATTACTACCGAAGTTGAGCAACCTTCTGTTGAGGAAGAACTTGAAAAAGAGTTGCAAGATGAGAACAACAAAAAGGCTATAGACGAAATAATAACTCCTTATGACGAGGACACTGAGTACAATGAAGAAAATCCCGATTATAGAGAAGTTGAACAAAAAGTTTCCGATTTGATGGGCGATTCGTTTAATGAGTGGATTGAGAGTGAGCGTGTGAATAATCGCGAAAGGGTGTTGAAACCTTTTAGAGAAGAAGTTGATAAATTCTTTGAGGGGAAAGCTAAAAGTGTAGATACATATACTGACGAAAGATTTCAAGATTCAGATTCATTCCTTGTATTAGAGAAGAAAGGTAAGAAAATAAAAGTACAATTTAATTTCTTAGGTAACACTTCAAGAGTTAATAAGGAAGGTACTTTTAATACTGAGGAAGAAGTTAGAGAGTTTTTGGAAGATGCTTTCAACAATTCGTTTGAGGGTTATGAATATAATGTTGGACTTTCAACATTACAGAATAAGTTTAACGAATTATCGGCAGAGAACAAAATTAGAAAAATCAACTACGATAATGTTTCCGAAGCAGATAAACCTACCGAAATGTTAAGTCAAGTTGTCGAAAAGAGGGACAAATGCTAATTTAGAACTTTTTCATTTTGTATTATAAATTATTGGTAATCAGCAGTCTTTACAGATTGCTGATTATTTTTTATAAAAATTTCTTCCAAAAAGTTTGCAAGTTTCAAAAATAGTCGTACCTTTGCACCGCTTTTGAAATTCACAATTTAGTGGATAGACTGATATAAAAATACATATTGAGAAACCTTACAAGGGAAATCTAGTGAATTTCAAAAGCAACTTGTAATGGTTTCTCTTTTTTATTTAAAAAATATAGAATGAAAAAAGAATTTCAATTAGATTTGTTCAAAGAAAACGTAAATGAACAAACTACAAATGAGTTGAAAATCTCAAGTCGTGAGATTGCGGAACTAACAGGTAAAAGACACGACCACGTGTTAAGGGACTGTGACGTTCTTAATGAAAATTAAGAGAAAATGGGCTTCCCCAGAATTGGGGAGGGGTATTATACCCACCCGAACACTGGTAATCAGAAACATAGGGAGTATCTTCTTACAAAGATTCAAACACTTGACTTGATGACAGGTTACAAAGCAGACCTCAGAATTAAAGTTAATCGCAGGTGGGAAGAATTGGAAAAACAACAAGCTGAAACAAAACTTCCACAAAACTTTATTGAGGCTCTTGAAGCACTATTTATTTCTGAAAAAGAGAAGTTGAAACTTCAAGAAGAAAACAAACTTATGTTACCTAAAGCTGAGTTTTACGATGATGTCACAGGTTCAGATAGTCTGATTGATATGAAAGAAGTTGCTAAAGTTTTAAACTTCAAAAATATTGGTAGAAATAAATTGTTTGAATTGTTGAGAAACAAGTCTGTTTTAATGCGGGATAACACACCTTATCAAAAATATGTTGATTGTGGCTATTTCAAAATCATAGAAGTGAAGTGGTTTAATCCCAAAAAGGCTTCTACTCAGATAACTCTTAAAACAATGGTTTTCCAAAAAGGTTTAGATTTTATTTCAAAACTCATAAAGAAAGAATTTAATAACACCCTGCAATAGGGTGTTTTTTTATGCTTATTTCTATATGATTTTCTTGGAAAATATACTTTTTTTTATTATATTTGCACTTTGAAATTTACACTTTTGCACTTTGGTTGCACTTTGAAATTTCAAAACGTAAGTTAATTGTAAAAGATGACTAAGGAAAATATAACAACGGCTAATGGTAAGAAAGGAATGAACCGCGAGGTTCATCCTTCCGCTATGCAAGAAAACGAATATAGCTTTATGCTAAATGGTAATATAGAAGAGAGTTCAGGTAGTGTAATGATGTTACAGAATGAACCTTCTACATTACTTGCTACTCGCTTTAAAGCAGGTTATAAGGTAATAGGTGTTAAAGCTGACAGATTGTCAGAGGATACTTATTTCTTTTTAACCAATCCTGAAACGGGTTATTCAGAAATAGGTGTTGTTAGCGGTAAATGTAACTACCAAGATTTAGACGATAAAGAAGTCAATTGTGACCAATGTAACTCTGTCAATGAACTCGGAACACCTCTCGAAAGTCAAGAGCAGAAAGAGGGATGTGTATATAAAACATTGATTTCTGACGAATGCGATAAAACACGCAGTTTTAATTTTGACATCTACCACCCTATAAAAGACGGAAACATAGTAATCAAGGACGAGAAGTGCGGTAAGAGAATGTATTGGACTGACAATTACAATCCCCCACGTTACATTGACCTTGATGAGTTAGAAAAATATAAATACACAGAAGACGCTGTTTGCAACATTCCCGCCAAATTAAAGTGTGAAGATTGCGAACAAAACGATTATGTGAAGTGTCCAAATGTAGATAAGATGAGAATATTCCCTATCTATTCTAAACCTTGTTTAGAGCCTGATGTTATAATGGTAGGTGGTAATCTCAAAATGGGTACTTATGAATTTCTCGTAGCTTATTGTACTAAAAATGGCGATGAGATAACCCCGTATATGTCTGTTACAAACCCTATCTCTATATTTGACAAACAGAATACAACGATGAATCAAACGAATATTGCAGACCAAACAAACTTGGGTATTCGTTTAAATATTCAAAATTTAGATAAACAATATAAATACTATAAAGTTGCTGTAATACAACGTACAGACGTAAATAACAATACAACTTACTTTGTTGAAGGGATACATCCTACAACTGAAGATAAAATTTATTATGTAAGAGAAGGTGAGAAGAGAACAACTCTTGAGCAACTCTTGCAAAGAAAAGTTGTTTATGAGAAAACCGAAGGTATAACAGAAAGTAACAACACTTTATTTCACTATGGATTAACTGCACATAGAGAGTGGAACTTGCAACCTATTGCAAACTTACTTGGAGCGTTTATGAAGTGGAGTACAATGAAGGCAGATGAGAGTTTGTATGAAGATGGTGTGAATTGTTCTTTGTATAGAGGTAATATGCGAGATGAGGTTTATCCTTACGCTATATCTTTCTTTACCAATCACGGATACAAGACAGCTCCTTTCCCATTGATTTCTCGTCCTGCATATCGTGAAGAGAAACGATTGGTTGTAAATTTACCTAAAAATCCTACAGCACAGCAAGTTCGAGACGCTTTAAAGGGTTCTCGAAATGCTGATATTGCTTCCATTAACGAAAACAACCCTGAGTGTGCCGAAACAAATCGCTTGCAAGTGTGGCAGTATTACAATACTGCAGGTAAGGGAGAGTATTGTCAGGCAGACCCTGATGAAGAGTTTGAGTTCTTAAATGTAGATGAAGATAGAAAATTCTCTATTAAGAAAGTGGCGTCTTTTGAATTGAATACTCCTGATATGTTTAATGATGTTACCAAGCGAATATCGTTCAAACTTGATGTATCAGGTCTTTCAGCACGTAAAGCGCGAGAGTTGGGCGTTGAAAGAAGTACCTATAATAACTTTTTTGACTATTTTAAAACGGTTTTAAACACTGTTTATGAAAAAGATGATATACAAGACCTTTATGATTTGTACAAATTAGAAGGAGACGACAATGACAAATATGACTTGTGGAAGTCGTTTTGTAACTTTGTAACCAGAGGTGAACCTGTAACCAATCACTCTCAGTTTGAGGATACATTTAGAAGCAATGAGTTTAACACTCTTTTAGGTGTCGATGATGTACAAGCGAAGAATAGGTTTGATATAGGTGTAGACCCTGCTACTCAAACGGGTTGTAATACCCCTATCTATGTACCTACAGAAGAAGACGAAAGAAGAACTTCAATAGAAAAATCCACAAATCAATTAGAAATTGCAAAGTTAGATAACTATGGTAGAGACACCGCTCTTTCTATAAATGAAGATGAATTATTATCTGAAGGTCTTAAAGAAGTTCCTACTTACAAAAGAAGCGAAGATATGGAACGTTCCTACGAGTGTACTGCTTGTAGACCTTATGAGACAGATGCTGAGACAAAGGAAATAATCAAGGGTCGGAAAGAACATCGAGATTTAGAAAAAGAAGACGTTACTCGAAATTTAGAACAATTCCTCGCACACGATGTGGATTTTATGTATAAATACGCAGATTGGTATGAAGAAGGTGTGTGGAGAGACGAACCTTTTTGTAATGAAGATTGTGAAAGAATAGCTGCAGCATTGATAGTAGGGAAGGTTACGTCTTGTTTTAGAAAAAGCGGTTGTTCTTATAAATGTGATGACACTCGAAAGGTGTGGGATAATAGGATTGTAAGACCTAAAGATGTGTTCTTGAAACGTGATATGCAGCAGTTTACAAATGTGATTACCAATAATTGTAATCAAATTGTAGGTAGGGCGTTAGAATTGACAGCTTCTACTTCTCCACAAGAGAACACTATACCTTTCTTTTTTGGAAATTTCGGTGCAGAGAATGAAGAGGGTTATTTCTTGAAGTATCGAACTAAAAATGGTAAAAGTAAGAATATCTTTGAACACGCTGACAACTTTGACACAGGGTCAGTGCAGGTGAATAGCAACGATTTGTATTTACATTCATTAAAGGGTACGTTTGGACTTGTAAGAGGTATGAACAATTCTGAACCTTTTTCAAGAAAAGGGATTGCTAAAGGTTCGTTTGTTTTCAAGGCAAAGTTTGAAGACGGCGTAGATGTTATGTTTTTAGAACTTGTACCTTTATCTAAAGGTATTAGAAACAACGATTATCACACAATAAATAAAACTCTCTATCTTGAAGAGACAAGAAATTACGTAAGGGTTACTATTTTCAAAGATTCTACTTTAAAGAAGATATTGAAACACGGAGTTTACAACATTCACACAAGAGCTGAAGATTCTGAAGATGGTGTATTTATAGAGTTGAATCGTAAAAGTGACAATTTTAGAAAAAATCAATATTTTTATATTGTTGTAGAATCTGCATTTCAGAGAATTAATGTAAATGTTCCTCGTAAATTAACTCGCGAAGAACAAATGGTTAATGGAACAATTACGGATGACAGACGAGGTGAACTCAACACACATCGTGATTACTTGGGCAGTTGGGTTGCGAGTTCTCCTCTAACCAATAAAGAGATATGCCGTTCGGTAGTACCTCACGGATGTTTTTCTGTAGTATTAAGAAAACAGGAGATTAAAGAGATTGAGCTGTCTTTTACTAAGGTTTATTTGGATAGAACAGCGACATTCAACTTTAATTGTACCCACAAAGTTCCTTTATATAAGGGTTGTAAACCAGTTGATTATAAAAAAGGAGAAATGGCATATTGGGAATCTGCTTTCAAGTATCCAGACAACAAGGACTTGTATGATTCTTCACATTTATTGATAGAAGAAAAAGATTTACCTGAAGCGTATTCTCATAAGTTTAAACAATTTTTTTGTAAGAAAGACGCAGTTAAAAATGTTGGAGGTAAGGATTACTTCAATTTAGAAGAGGAAAATACTCAATTCTATTGTAAACCTATACGTCACTTTAAAATGCCTGACAATGTGACAGCTCCTTTTATGTCTGAAGAAGATTTAAATCCTTTCCAGAGAAGTCTTATATACCCATTAGGTATTGACTTAGACCCTTACCTTATTCACGCATTTTTAAATGTGGCGGAGAAGAATGGTCTTTTGACAAACGAGGAAAGAAATTCAATTATAGGCTACGAAATACTTAGAGGAGATAGAACTCTTGAAAAAAGTATTGTTGCTAAAGGTTTATTGTATGATACTTATAAATACACTGAGAATAACAAAGAGGTGTTTTATCCTAACTACCCTTACAACGCATTAGGTATAGACCCTCTTCATTTGAATGAGGAACGCACTGCGATGATAGACCATCCTTATCAAAGTAACAAGAACAATAAGTTTACATTCCATTCACCAGATACACATTTTGTAAAACCTACGCTTCCGAGAGAAATGAAAATTGAAGGTATGCAGTACGGTTCTTCAAAAGGTGTGTTTGCTACGGTTGAAGACCACTCTAAATGGGTTATTCTCGGAGATAAAGCCTTTAATAAAGCGTATCAACTTGCTTCCGCTGAAGTCTTGTTTGAGAAGATTGTTAAGGCGGGAGAATTGACTGTTGAGGCTTCTAAGAATGGTTGGTTTGTTGGAGGTTTCAGCAATGGTGGTGGTATGGTTGGTGCTGTAATAGCTGCAGTAGCACTTGGATTAACTGTTCATCAAATGATTGAACAAGCTAATTTCAAACGTAATAAGTTGCAATATGAGTGGGAGAAAATCTTCTTGGAAAAAGGAGAGCCTATAAATTTTGCTTCGTACTACACTTCGGTAGGTCATTATAATTTCTTAAATGCTGATTTTGAGGGCGATAGGAGAGAGATTGAAAGCAATAGAGGTGAGTTTTTTATGGGCAATACACTTAGAGGTTTATCTACAGCTAAGTATTTGAAACCAGGTCGCTACGCTGTCACAGAAAATGGAGCTAACAATTCGTATCGTTTTAATAATTTCCAAAGAGAAAGCACTGTTCTTTTATCTTCAGGTAAAAGCGACGCTTCTTTTGTGAAGTATTCAGAAGTGTTTAAAACTTACGATATGTTGGACAGAGAAGGTAACTATTTGAGTAGTCGAGATACAGCGGGTAGTAGGGGCGTTCGAGGTACAAATGGTGTGAGTAGAGAGTTAACTTCTCAAATTTCATCAATGTATGTACAGCTTAGGAATTATGTACCAGGTCAGTACGGAAATATTGATTCAGTAACTTGGTTACCTACAGGTTTCTGTGGTTCATTAGACTTAAAAGTGGGAACTAATCATAAAACTTGTACAACTGTGTTTGGTGGAGACACTTTCATTTCTCGTTTCTCGTTAAAACGCAAACAGCCTATGTTTATTGCAAACGCTGTAGGTCTCGCACCGTTAACTCCGTTCTCATATACTAAACAAATGAACATAGGTCGTGCGAGATTTTACGCAGATTACCTTGTAACATCCGAGTTAGATGTGGGTTCTGGAATGATGCCGTCGCTACGTTCTAATATCAACTTTGACACTGATAGAAAAGGTTTAAGTTCTATGTATGTAGAATCACCTGCTCGTTTTTACTTATATTATTACGGAATACCTCAATTTTTAGTAGAAAGTGAAATAAATTGTAATTTCCGTTATGCTAAAAAAGAATGGCACGAGAACTTTTACCCTAATGTAGGAGATTATATAGAGTGGACACAAGAGAAAAATGTGTCTATTAAGAAGGATAATGAATATCACTACAATCAAGCGTATTCTAAGTTGGTAACTCCAATGGGAGATAAAAACTTACCTGCAATATACGATAAGAAGAAGTGGGATTGTATGAACAATGCACCTAACGGTGTGATTGCTTCTCAAACCGATGGAAGTGAGCAGGATTTGAACGACCCATATCTAATCTATAAGCCGTTGGATTTTTATCAATTCCCTAAATCTTACGGAAAACTTATAGATATGCGAGGTGTTGACGTAGCTTCAGTTCTTGCACGTTTTGAAAACACGTCTGCGATATTTACAGCTGTAGATACAACACAAGGAAAAGGACAAACTCCTTCAAACTACTTACTAGGAAATGCGGGAATGTTTGCTCAAAAACCTCAATTACTATCTGCTAATGAACTTGGTTACGCGGGAACTCAAAATAAGGCTTTTGTTAGTTCTGAAGCAGGTTACTTTTGGACTGATGCTAAAAGAGGTCAGGTTGTAATGTTTGACGGAAAATCTGTGCAAGACATTACAGACGGCTTGCGAAATTGGTTTAAAGAACAGCTCCCTTTCAAAATGTTGAAGAAACGTGGTGAGGAAGATGTGCTACAATTAGATAATCCATTTTTACATCACGGCTTGAGTATGGGTTGGGATAGTCGCTACAGACGAATGTTCTTGACCAAGTTGGACTATGTACCTGGAGTATTGGTAAATAAAGAAATTGAACAGACTTTAAGACGATACGAAAGAATTATAAACGTACAGAAGAAGAAAACTGTTGTAGATGAAGCTGACCCTAATACATACAAAGAAGTTGAGAAAGTAGATGTAACTTTTGAAGAGGATAGAACTTCAAACCCTATTGTTGGTAAAAAAGCTGTATTTTCATTCCATACAAAGCCTTTCTATTTCTTTTATGAAAACGAGGAAAAAGAAATAGCTGATTGGCGAAGTTCCGTTTCAGATAGGTCTTATGAAACAAACCCTCCTTACATAATGTATGACAAGAAAGAGACAGATGACTTGGTGAAGGTTATGAAAGACGCTGTTGAAGGTGAAGATGAAGTTGTCAAAATTAATGTTGGTGAAAACATTGTAAATGTTTCAAGTCGTAAACCTCCACGTAAAGAGCTTGTTGAAGAACAGAAGGATAAAACTAACTTGTTTGTATTTATAAATGTAGCTTCTACTGAAGAAGGTAATCCATTAATGACACAAGAAAGAGGTACTCAAACATTAAGATACATCAAATTAATATCAGATGTTATTGGTTGGCTTGTGGGGAAAATAAAACAGAAGTCTTCAATAGAAGGTTTTGATGGGAATGTTTATCTTATAGGAAGATGTAACCCTTCTGTTGATATTTTCAAAATAACTGAAAATTTCATAGACGAAAATCCGTCGAGTGTTTTAATGGAAGAGACTCTTAATTTTGATGAATCTCTAAAAAACAAGAAACAAACAATGAAGAAGGCTTGCGGAGATGGTTATGATTTTTTCAAAGGAGAGATTGTTAGAAATTATGTGACTGATGAAGAACATAAGACTTTTGTGAATAAGTTTGTTAGAAATGAATTACCTGCAAGGCTTACTTACAAAAACACAATGATAATTTCATTTTTCGAATCAAGTGCTTTGTTAGGTCATCGTGTTAATTTTAATTCAGCAATAGCTTTCGATTCTGTATTTGCTGAAGCATTACGAGAGATTACAATAAGTACTTTTGATAAATTTCACACTTTAGTACCTTCTTTTGTTGTACAAGAAATTGGTCGATATGAAAAACTTTATACAACATTACAAAATACACCTATGGATAAGAAAGGTTGGAAGAATGTTTTGAAAGACATCTTGTATTACGCTTATAGTCAAGGTGTTCGTAAAGAAGGTGGTGACGATTTTGCATTTTTGTCACTAATGAAAGGATTTGTTGAGAAAATCAGGAATAAAAACGATGTTGATACTTTTAGACATTTGTTAGTGCCTGTTTATAAGGAAGAGGTCGACAAGGGTGTGTTTGAAAACTTTACACTTTATCCTGCGTTGAATGGGAAACGAAAAAGTCCTCACAATGGTTTAAGGTTGTACAATAGTTTATTTGCTTTAGAACACGCTGACGAAAAAACATTCTCTGCTAAAACAATAGAGGAGTATAAACGTGTAGTAGGTATTGAAGTTGATGGTATATCGTTAAAAGTCGGTGATGAAAATCCTTACAATTTTACAGATAAGGAGTTGAAGTTAGACGGAGATGTCGGAGAATACTATTCTAACAAACAGCCTTTATCCAAGTTGTTTAGAAACATATTTTCGGTAAGTTATGATTTGCGATTCAATAAAGATAAAGAGTGGGTTTTTTCTAACTTTAATGAAAGGTTTGTCAAATCTATAGAAAAGTCAATAAAAGGTACTCCTCTTTTCACCAGTTATGTGGCGAAAGGTCTTAGAGATGTGATTGAACCTGATTCGAACTTGAAACGAGAGCTTACTCCTATAGGAATGGAACAGAAGTGGGTTGAATGTAAAGATTGTCCTGCGACTTACCCTAAGAAGGTTGTGACAAGAAAATATAAAGTTAAAGAACCTATTGAGTACGAACTTAAAACTGAAAATGTGATGTTGCGAACAGAACGCGTTAAAAAGGTAATTCAAGAGTATGAGAGAAAAGAAGACGCGAGTTTCACATTAGCGTATTCACCCCTTACAAAAACTTGGATTTCTTATTACGATTTCAAACCTGCATATTACATTAATCATTTCAACTATTTCCAAACAGGTATAAACTACGGAAAAGACGAAAGTGAGTTTGGTTTATGGTCGCATTTACTAACAAATAAATCTTATCAAGTGTTCTATGGAAAACACTATCCGTTTACAATAGAACTTCCGATAAAAGAAGTTTTTGCAAACAGAATACTTCAAAACGTAGAATATTGGTTTGAAAGCAGACGTTATCACAATGATTACGATTATGCTGAAAATTCTCAAGTAGGATTTACAAAGGCTTGGGTTTATAACAACACAAACAACTCAGGACAACTAAATCTCTATTTATCAGAGAAAAACAATCGTTATCAGCAGTTACAATTCCCTAAATTCCACGTAAATTCGATGGATATTCTAACAACTAACAACGATAAGAAATGGACATTCAACTATTTCTTCAATCAGGTTAAGAATGAATTGAATAATGTGCCAATTTGGAATTATGATGTAAACGCTATAGACAAAGTAATAAACGAAAAGGCTATCTCTTACAATAGGCGTATGCAAGATAGATTACGAGGAGATTGGTTCTTTGTAAGATTGTCTCAAGACAAAGAAAGTCGTTTCAAAAACATCTTTAAATGGCTATCTGTTAAAGAAACACTATACACTTAATAAAGTTGATTTATGTCAGAAAATAAACAAGTAAAGAATGGGGGTAGGGAAGCTGAACCTACCTCCACCTTTAAAATAAGAACAAAAGACACTTCTGTAAATCTAAAAAACATAGACAAGAACCTGATGGGGTATATAAACACCCTTCCTGAAGAAATGCAGAAAGAAGTTCTTGTAACAAGTGGTAATGATTCCGACGCCCATTCCAAAACAAGTTGGCATTATCACAACAAAGCTGTAGATTTACGATATAGTCATAAATTGTACAATTATATGGCGACAGACCCGAATAGGGTTAAATACCAAATATCTTTGTACAATCCAAATCACGGCACAGGAAAACACTTGCATTTATCTCACATCGGCGAAGACGGAGTGAAAAGCGGAGCGAAGGAGCATTTGAAAGACGTGTTTATGAATGTGTATTCTCCTGAAGCACAAGAGTATTTAAAAGACCCTAATAACGAAAGATACAAATCTTTAAAAGATAAAGCTATCGGTTATGGAGCACAACCTTATAGAGGTTCGGCAGGTGCTTATAGTGTTGCAGGTTCGGGAGGTGTATGGCAAGAGGTTAATTATAGTTCACAAGGTGACACTCACTCTCACGGAGAACATTCGCACGATGAACACTCTCACGGAGATGAAATATTAGGTTACAACCCTGCACTTATGTATGCGAGCAGTTCATCTTCTTCCGATAATGAAGATTTAGTTGCTCAAAACCAAATGCTTATATCCAAGCTAATGGAGTTGGAAGATACTAAGAAGAAAGAGACGGAGTACAATGCTCAGCAAGCGATGGAAAACGAGAAGAAGTTAAAACTTGCAAAACAACAGCAAGAGTTTGATTTCATTAAGGAGTTGATAGTAAATACACCTTCGATGGTTGCGGAGAAGAGACAGCCGCGCGAAGATGTAGTTTTTGACCCTAATATGTTTCAAATAACAGATTTTCAAAATAATTTTAGAGTTGGATAAAGATGAAGAAAAAAGATTTTAGTCATAGATTAGGAGGTTATGAACTTCAAGACCTTGAGATATATTTTAGAAATCCCGATGAGATTTCTAAATTTACAGCTTTTGGTTTAGGACAAGTTAGTTTTTTACTTACAGATACAGAGGACGGAACTCAAGTTACAGAGACCGCAATTGTTGGAAGTTTAACAAAGGTAGGTGATAAGTGGATTTTACCTAAAAGAAATTTTATAGGTATGACAACCTCTCCTCAGCAAAAAGACAAGTTTCTATTGAAGATAGTGATGATAGGACAGATTGAAGGTAACGGAGATACCAACTTCGTTTGTGATAGTCGGGGAGAGAGTTTTGAACATTCAGGTGTACATATTAACAATTATTACGGAAATAATTGTGGTGCGGACACAGGTAACAAAGCGTCTTTCAATTTAGATAGAAGTAATATCTATCAAGGACATCGTTCTGTTATAGTTACATTTGAAATTGTTCCTCAATGGGGAGGTAGGTTACCTTCTGTGTCGAGAGATTTGCAATTTTTAAATAAAATAGTATTACCTTTAACAGCAGATATTACATAGGTTATGAAAAAAAAACAATTTATAGACAAAACGTTGAATTTTGAAGTGGAAGAGAAGATTATTATACACTTTAGAAATTTTCATTGTGACACACGTTTTCTTTCAGTTAGAGGTGATAAACAAAACTATGGTTATTGTAAGATGAAATTTATTGAAGCTAATTATAATGATGGTTTTAATTTAGATAAAAATCAGTCTTATCAACATTCTTTACCAACGAATGTACCTTATGGATATAAAGGTGACAATTACGATACAATAATTTATGCAGGTGATTATAAACTTTTCAGTGTGACTAAAGTGGACGGATGTTTAATAACTGGTAAAGACCCTGCTGAAAATAGATTTGACATAGAGTTGTTAGACCTGACCTATATGTTTGAAAATACAAAGTTGGTGTTTGAAAACATTCCACGTATTAAAGTTTTGAAGGTAAGAGCTTCACAGAAGGAGATGTTGAATGAAAATTTTGTGAAAGGTGTTTGGAAGTTACCGAACATTATAGATAGAATAGAGGTTGTTTAACAACCTAAAACACAAACACT